GAGAATATCGGTATTGTACTTATTAACGGTTTCAATATAGTCGGAAATCTTGGTATAAACACTCAAAGGAAGCTTTTCAACAAGCTTCACACGCTCGTGAATTCGAATATCATCTAAATCAATTACATCGTCATCAACCTGTATTGTATCAATGTGCTTAAGTATCTCGTAAATATACAGTTTTCCAATACCCTCTTTAAGTACTTCAAGATCAGTATTAATTTCCTGCTCACACTTATTAAGTAGCATGTTTTCCTCTCGTAAAGTAGGTATCTTAAGTGTCAGTTTTAAAGTATCCTGCTTAATAGTTGATTCATTTTTAACGTTTAGTGGAATATTTTTAATGTTGTTAAGAACGCCCTGTAGTTCAATCTTACCTACTTTATTACCTAGAGCATGCTTTCTTAATGCAACAATAAAAGGAAGCTTATCATATATCTTTAAATCTGATAACCCAGAGTTTTCAATGATAATTTTATTAAGTGTTCTGTTAAAATCTAATGTACCTTTAAGACCGTCAAGTGCAGAAGAGATTAAATCTTTTTGTTGCTTTAAGTTTAAAGGCTTTGTAGGTACCTTCTTTTTTAACGATGGTACAAAAACTTCAATAGTTACGTCATTAAGTTTATCTAATTTATTTAAAAAGGACGAGACATTTTTACTCATACATATATTTAGCTAGCACTTTGATTTTGCAAGTCTTGGTTTTGTTTCTCGACCTCATCTTGATATAATTTATAGTAATCAAAAAGTTCAAGATATGTACAGTTTGTAAGAAATAGTACATCCGGAATCCTTTTGCTTAAGACGAATAACATTTCCCTATAGTCTGTATCACCTATACAGTCAAATAATTTGACGATAAAAGCAGCAAGAGACCCATCTAACATGTTAAGTTTGATTTCATCTATCTCCATACTCTCTTTACCGTTATAGACAATCATACTAAAATGCGGTGCATTACTTTTTACAAACTTTTCGATATAGTTAAAGATAGTGTCAGGTAACCTACCGACAACATTTGTATAATCTTCTTCAGATAATGAAGACAATATTATCTTTTCATTATCAATTTCCAAACTCTCAATAAGTGAAAAAATAAAATCAGTATCACCAACATAAAACCTTGAGGGGTAGTTTAGAACGCATTTAATTCCCTCAACATCTATTTCCTGTCTTATATCATCAAAGGAGCCAATATTTTTTCTAAAGAGTTGTAAGTCAATATTGACATTACCTTTTTTAGATCCGACAGCAACTTGTTCACCAATACATTTTTCTCTTAAAATAAACAATGTAAATAATTTTTCTACTACATTTAGACCTTTTGTTACGATAAATGATTCTAGAAATTTAATTATATTAGAGCGAGAAGAGTCATTATACAAAGCCATCTTTCGTAGATCCTTGTATAATATTTCTTTTACTACAACTTCCTTTTTATTAGGAAGGGTAAAGGAGAGATCCATATTATTAATTATAGCGCAAAATAAATTGTCAAGAAGGAGACTGATTTGTATCGATAGGTTCGTAGTTTCTAAATGCAAACGTAATGCTTTTTTCTAAAAACGATTCATTATCATAATCAATTGTATAACCTTCTATGTTAGTAGGAAATACATCAGTAAAAATATAACCTTTACGAATTTCACCTTTGTTATTATATTGTCTTAAAACAACATTAGGACATAGCAGCCCTCTATTTATTAAACCATCAATACCTATTGCTATCATCCACGGTCTAAAAAAGTTATGCTCTAAATCTTCATTTGTATCAAATACATTTACTGTAAGATTTCTATTTAAGAACCCTTGTCTCTTTTCTACACCAAATGCTGGTAAGAATCCACCTTTGTTTATATCTCCTCCTGCTTCAAGAAACTCTGTTGTTTCACCTGGAACAGTTACTTCACGAGCTACCATAGTGTTACCATTAGATACAAACTCCTCTGGTGTATTTTTAACTCTCCACCGCTCACGAGCTTTTGATAATGCCTGGTCGACTTGACCAACTACCGAGCTTGCATTAGAGAATTCTATTTTCCATAGAGATGGTAAAGAGAGATAGAACTTTGGAGGACCACCAACGCTATAGTTACTGAGAAAGTCATATTGTTCTCTTGCCATTAATAATATTTAATCGGCAAACCTGCTAAAGATATAGTTAACTAAAATCTCTGTAGAAGTGGTAAGCGAATGTAGTAGAGAAGTTTAAAATGGCTCCTTCACCTTCAGCAATAGAGTATTCAATGTCTCCAATCTCTCTAATTGATGCTCCAACAAGCTCAATGTTTCTAACATCGTTCAGACCTTTATCAATTTGAACTAAGTTAATTCTTGACTCTTCACCAGGCATACCATATGAACCGAGAGATGTTTCATTATTAAACACTGCTCTTGAAGCTTGCTCCATTTTCGTTCTTAGTTCACAATCTTCATCGTGATAGAACTCAATTGAATAACCTTCAGCGTTAGCATATGTTGACCTTCCAGGTACTTGAAACTGTTGACCGAAATAGTTAACAGTTTGGTTAGTTATGTTTCTTCCTGGTAAGTTTGCAGTCCTAGCGTAAACTAGGTCATCTTCCCCGTTAAAACTAATTCCACCGATTAAGTCTATTTGCCTTACTCGAAATAGAAAGTCACGGGAAAATTGCTTTTCTGCAGCTCTGGTAAAGAAGTTTTGAATAGTTGTTGCCATAATATTATTTATTGTTTAGTTCATTAACCACCGATTAATTCTTCAAAATTAGCATCTGTTCTAGTAGCGTAGAAGTTAACTAATATAAACTCTGCTGTTCTTGTCGGCTTGATGTAAATATCAACTACCAACTCATTAGCATCTATAACTGCTGGTGTATTGTTTCTTTCATCACACACAATCAAGTAATCGTATAATCCTTCATTGTTCTTAGCCCTCTCAAAGATCGGGGTAAGTGTGTTAACAATTCTGGTTCTAGTAAACTCTGTATTCTGTTCAAATACGAAGAATCTAGAAACTTTCTTAGTTGGTCTCTCTAAGCTTAAGAACAGCCTTCTAACATTAATTCTGTCGAACGCGCTCGATTTCTTTGAAAGTGTCTTCTGACCAAATATTACTAATCCCTGTGATGGGAATTGTGCTACTGGGTTAATATTAGCTTTGTAGAACTCATCTCTTTGCTTCTGATTTGGATTAACTGCAATATCATTTGCAAATGTTACAAGCCCTCTAGTAAAGCCAGCTGGTGCAAACCATGGGAAGGTTGCTGCATCAGTTCTTGCCATTGTAGCTCCAGCAAAGCCAGAGAATGGAACGTAAACTTGACGTCCTGAGTAGCTATCATAAACTAATGCCCAGTTACCATATACTGCAGCGTAAGATGTATTCTCATTTGCGAATTGATGTCTTACAGGCCAGTAAATGTCAGTCTGGAAGTTCTTATTCTTATCATCTAATACTCTACCGCCGGAACCTTGTACAAAGATCTGACGTAATGGATCAGCAATAAAGATACAATCACCTCTTCCACCACCGAGATAAGGTGGTGAGCAGAACTGTTCGAACTTATTAAAGATAGTCGAGTAATTATTTCTAAGAGTTAAAGCATCTCCAGTAATATCATTAGAAGTTCTTAATCCATTAACAGCTGCAGCAGATGTTGAGGAATATTCATCATAGTACGTTGTACTGTCTGCACTAGCGATCGCATAGATTGTTCCTAAGCCACCTTCAACAACAATATCAATGTCGTAGATGTCGTCATTTTTAACACCGTCAAGAGCTCTTTCAAGTTTGTTAGGTATATCACCTAATTCCTTACCCTTAACAGTTGCTTCTGTATAAGCACCGAGACCGTATATACTCTCAGCCTTCCCTAATGCTGTATCTAGACCTGTATATAAACCTCCGTCGATTCCAGTTTTTGCTACTCCGGCCGCATCAGTATTAGTAGCTAGTTGAGTTGTTAATACTCTAACCCTCTTATTAACATTACCGGCAGCATCTAAGGCATTTGTACCTCTAAGTCTATTAGAGACATAATCATTAACTTTTACAACCACGTTTCGTGACGAATCATCGCGACTCTCAACAAAGAACGGTACATCTAAGCCACCAGCTGGATTAAGCTTTGTTCTATAGTAGTTAATAGATCCTGCTATTCCATCTTCTAACACATAATCAAGCTTAAACGCTTCATTGGCGTAAATTGACTTACGCAGTTTAAATACACCTAAGCTTAACACATCATCGTCATCTCTACCGTCAATCTCAAAATCAGTAAGATTTTCCATTACCTCAGATACTGAATTAGTTGTACCTGTTTGGAAGTTAGCTGATAGTTTAAACACTTGCGTACCAGCTGGAATTGTCGTAAACGAAGTTGTAGACGCAGCTGATTGCGTAAGTGTTTTGGTTGTTAAAATATTGTTAAAGTTACTACCTGGGTTTGTGTTTGTATTATCAGCAAGTCCAACATAATAACCTTCAAACTGGTTATTAATAGTTGAAGTCGACTTGTTTAATACAACTGCTCCAGCACCACCAGCGTTAGCAATAGTAGCAAACGAATCTTTAGCACCTGCTGTTGCAGACCATGTAAACGCTGTATCTTCTAAAGCGCTGAGATATTGTGATTCAGTAAGTTCTAAGTGAGTAGGTTGACCTAACACATATACTGCTGAGGCTGTATCGAGGTTAGTTGAAATTTGCTGTACAGATTGTGCAGATAAAGTGAATGTATCACCAGCAGAATCAAAACCATTTATTACTGAAGGTTTAACAACACCAACAGTATTAAGTGTAGCAAATCCAGAAAGAACAATGTTTAAGTTACCGTAAGAAGGACCAATTTTGTTGTTAAAATTATATGTATCACCAGCAGATTTTTGAGAATTAATTTTACCAGTAATTTCTTGATAAATCGATTTAACTGTATTACCGCCAACAAAACTTGCGCTTAACAATACAACATTTGTAGAACCGCCTCGATTAATGCTAGTTGTAG